GGGCTGTAGCAGGTGCGGCGGGCGGGTCATTTTTCTCAAAACTGGTCGGAGGCGCACCGGGGTTCACGTTTAAAAAGCTCGTCATCGTGGTCGTGGCAATTTTAGTAGTCATTGCCGTGCTCTACGGAATATATCATTTCTTCTTCAAGAAAGACGAGTGCACTTACGTGGTGAGAGAGCAGAAAGACAACGAGTGGGTGTGTCCCGAGGGAACGATAGACACCGGAAGGAGCTGGGGAGACGAGAATGGGCAGAACCAGTGCGCAATCACCCAGCAGTGCGTGGACATCCTCGGCCCGCTTCCTGCAAAGTGCACGTATACCACTCGAATCCCCATGGGGGATAAGTGGGTTTGCCCGGAGGGGACGATTGACACAGGGCGCTCGTGGGAACATGTAGATGGCGACAAGCAATGCCAGACTTCTGCCTGCCCCCCGTCTGGAAAGCCCGTGTTGAAAGAGTGCTCTTATTCTGTAAGAGTACAGAAAGACAACAAGTGGGTATGCCCCGAGGGAATGATAGACACCGGGAGAAGCTGGGAACACGAAAACGGACAGAAACAGTGCGCACAAACCAAGGAGTGCGTAGACGCCCTTGGGTCTATAAAGCCCTTGGCGCCGCCCGTGGTCTGTTCGCCCCTGCAGGTAAGTGTAAACAACACATGTGTATGCGACACGTCTAAGGGCGTTATTTCAAAAGACGGGGCGTGCGTGTGCGCTGACGGATACGTATGGAACGGAACGATGTGCGTCAAGGCGCCGTGTCCCGAGGGACAAGTGATGATAGGAAATGCTTGCGCTTGCCCCCAAGGGCAGGTCATGGGCACTGACAAAAAGTGCGCGTGTGCCCCCGGGTTCCGGTATGACGGGTTTGGGTGCACCAGAATTCCAATAATACCAAGCCCAAGCCCCCCGGCGCCGAAACCCGCACCCAAGCCTTCGCCAAACCCTGCCCCCAAGCCTTCGCCCAACCCTGCCCCCAAGCCTTCGCCAAACCCTGTCCCCAAGCCTTCGCCAAAACCTGCCCCCAAGCCTGCCCCCAAGCCTTCGCCAAACCCTGCCCCCAAGCCTTCGCCAAACCCTGCTCCTGGTAAGTGTTCTGGTGTAGAAGGAGGGGAACCGTTCGGAACCGACGGAGAGCAATACTTTTTCATATGCGAACCAGGGCGAACAACGCCCACGCAAATGCCATGTGCATCCGGAACCGTGTGGGATTCGAGTGTAAATGTGTGCAACTGGCCAAAAAGTCCTATAAGTTCTTGATTTGTTTACATAAATGCTACGATCATACCCCAAGTGATAGAAAGTGCATTTGCTCCAACGGTAAGAAAAAGATCATACTTGTGTGTAAAGGTAGGAATGAACACCTTGGCATTGTTCAAGGTGAAGATGCTATCGCGGAATACAACCAGAAAAGCGACGAGACTGCCGACGAGGGCAGAAACGACAAGGGCGTGGCCTATGTAATTGATCTTGGTGAGCGCCTTGAACTTCTGATCTTGGAAGTGCCTAAAGACAATGTAAATATACAACAAAACCGAGCTCGCGTAAAGGAACGGGATCATAACCGGGACGTCGGCGCCCTTGACGAGGTTGATAACCACGAAAATAGAATAATACATCGGGAGCAGGAAAACATACCACATCGTGAACACGCCAAGGGGGGAGGTAGAACTATCGCCCTTCCGGGTAACCGAAAAGGACGGCACGAAGTTGAAAACGAGTTCAATGAGACCGGCAACCAGGCCTATCGTATTCCAAATAGGCCTCAGGACCCTGTAGGCCATCAAGTCAAGAGAAAAGAAAGGGGTGTCTTCTGGCCGGAGCCACGCGTTCTTCCGTGCCATGATTTCGTAGCCGAGGTTGGCAAACAGAAGGGGGGTAGTGTGGACGACGAGCGTGGTAAAAGAAAGAGTGCACTTGTCAGAGGAACACCAAGACCCGATGAAAACCAGAGGGGCTATGAGGATCCACATATACACGAAGAAGGCGAGCTGCACCGTATACCACGTGCGAATCATAACGAACCTGAAAAGACTACCGCGGTTCATAGAACCATCAGCTGGGTAAATGACGTGCCTCCAGCGAAAGAAGGAAATAATCGCGGACTTCGCCCATTGAAACTCCTGCTTCTGGGCATCCTCTAGACTCAGGGGGCCGTCGCCGAACGCAATCGCATTTCCCGCATAAACACCCTTCTTGCCGTGGGAGGCAAACATCAGAGTGGTGTTCATATCTTCGTCAAGCTCGGGACCAATGCCGCCAATTTCCTTGAGGGCGGACGTCCGCACGGCGTAGTGACTACCTGTCATCATCGGCATGTTGCCGTACGAATATGACATTTGGCTCGGGCCATAGTACCACGCCTCCTGAGTGCGACGAGCGTCGGAAATCCACGACCCCTTCTTGTTAATGTTGGGCATCGCCACGTAACTTACTTCGGGGTCCATGAAGGCGGGGAGGGAGTTTTTGAGGTAGCTCGGGGTTGGCGCATGATCGCTGTCAAATTGGAATACGACGTCGTAGTTGTCGTAACCGAATTTGTCGTAAAAATACATCAGGTTACCCTCCTTGCACTTCCTGCGCCGGGGCCAGTCGATATTATTGTAGCCCGCGACGCCCTTCCTAGAAGAAATACGCACGGAGTTCTCGGCGCACCACAACTTGGTGTCTTCGCCGGGGTCCTCGTCGGCGAGCCACACATCGTAGGGGGAACTGATCTCCTGGGAGAGCATGGCGCGCAAGGTAACTTCTACAACCCCCCAAGGCTCGGACGGTGCCTTGGTGACAATCATCGCGACGCGAAGGTTTTTTATTTCCACACTAGTGTCTACGACGGACATGTTATGGGCAATACACAGTTGCCAGACGTGAAACACAAAGTCCAGCACGACGAAAGCAGAGAAAAAACAACTCCACACAATCTGCGGCGCAGTAGCGCTTACGAACGAAATACCAACATATTGGAGGATTACCATGTAAAACACGGAGTTGACGATGGCGTGAACCGCGGTTGAAACGACCTGCCTCTTCTTCATAATCTTTGTCATGACGACGGGGCGTTCTGGGATAGAAATCCCGACATCACCTACCGTATCGTTGGTTGACATTGTGGCTAGATCGGGCCGGGTATTTTAATATGCGGAAAAAACGGGGGTGGCAAAACATATAGCCGCAAATGACAAATGAAATGCATGGCGCGTGTGAAATGCGTGTCATGGAATCACACGTGTTTCTTCGTCATTGTCTTAGTCTGTGTTAAAAATATCGCGTGTAAACAGCTTCTTGCCAAAGAGAATACGGTGCTCAATGGGAACGCGGTTTGCAATAATGAGATCACAATCTGTAGCAAAACGTTCGAGATCGTTATCAATGGCGTAATCCTGGTAGTTGTCCACAGATGGCTCGTAAATCACGATGTCAAAACCACGGGCCTTCAGCTGCCCCATGATATCTAGAATCGCAGCGTCCCTGAAATTATCAGAACATGCCTTCATTGCCAGGCGATATACGCCAATCGTCTTCGGCTTCTTGGCGACCACCGCATCAACAATAGTTTGCTTGCGAACCAGGTTGGCCTCGACGATGGCACTGATCAGACACTGAGGCACGTCCGCGCAATTTGCCAAGAGCTGCTTGGTGTCCTTGGGGAAGCAGTAACCGCCGTACCCAAACCCGGGGTTGCAGTACCCCTTTCCGATACGAGGCTCGAGCATTACGCCCTCTACAATGTCAGCCGCGTTCAGGTGATACTTCAGGGCGAATGTATCGAGCTCATTAAAGTACGAAACGCGCATCGCCAAATACGTATTCGCAAATAGCTTGACGCTCTCCGCCTCGCGAATACCCATGAAAAGCTTGGGCACGTCGGGAATGCGAGATGCGGACGCAAGCATGTCCGCAAACTCCACGGCCTTGGGAGAGTCGTCGCCAACGATGATTCGCGAGGGGTATAGGTTATCATACAGCGCCCGGCCCTCGCGGAGGAACTCGGGGCTGAACGCGATGTTCTTGGTATCGTACTTCTTGCGCATAGACCCAACAAAACCAATCGGGATGGTTGACTTGACAACAATGTAAGCATCGGGGCACGCCTTCACCGCGTCGGAGATCACACTGTCAACGGTGCGCGTGTTGAAGTAACCAGAAGCCTCGTCGTAATCGGTAGGGGTAGCCACGATGATGAAATCAGGGTTCTTATAAGCGACGGTCTTGTCAGTGGTTGCCAAGATCTTGACATCGGGGTCTGCGAGGAACTCGTCAATTTCCTTGTCCTCGATAGGGCTCTTGCGAGAGTTCATCTTGTCGACTCGCTCCTGAGAAATGTCAAGAACGGTGACATTGTGATACTTGGCGAGAAGAGCAGCCATGGCACTGCCAACGTATCCGGAGCCCACGACAGTAATGTCCTTAGCGGAAGACATGTTAATTGATGTTATGTGCACGCGATGAGAGTATTAAATTACATTTGTGTCAATATGTTTTCTATCCACGTGGTTTCAGCAGCAGAAAAGTGCTGCTGAAACTACCCGTGACATTAACAAAGAATATTAATTTGCGTATGCAAGGCCGCCCATACCACTCATAATCCTTAAAACGTTGTAATTGGTGGCAAAAACTTCCATGTTTATCAGCGTGCTATTTTGTGTGTATGTTTGGCTCTCGTCTGTCGTCGCCTGAGTGCGGGTCGCCGGGGGCGTTGCTATGACAGCGGCCTTTGTTGTAAACCTTAAAATGGCGTTATCTATTCGTGAGAAGTTCATAGTGCCTCGTTGCACCTTGGATAGGTAATTGTTTGTTCCAAAGTTGTATACGTACACACCGCTCGTTACCGACATGCCATACATAGAAAGCCACGGGTTTGCAACTTGGAAATATCTCCCAGGGCGTTCAGTGAAACGCTCAACGCCATTAAGTAAAATAGTAGCCTTTTCAATAGGAGCTGCGGTATTGTCATAGGTCTCGCCTGGAAGGCACGTAAAGATACCATGATACGCATCGCCAGGGGAGAGAACCCACGTAATTGCCTTAACTGGGTGGTTAAAATTCAAAAACATCTTATACATCCGGTTCGTATTACCGACCGAGACAATCTGGTTCTGATTCTGCAACTGCGTGATGACATATTCGTGCGGATTTTGAGCAAACCATATGCGTTCAGGGGAATCCAGGAACACGTAATCCGCGTAAACTCTGAGCTTGGGGGTGAAAGTCGTGTCAATGCCAACTATGTTAGAGGCTTTTGCAAATTTTAGTCTGAACTCGACCTCGTGATATTGCAAGGCTATGAGAGGGAGGGAAACCTTGGTGTCCCAAGCGTTATTAAAGAAAAATGGCACGGGAACATAAAAAGTGCGCTCCTGGCCTTGTGTCTCCACACTAAAGTTGGTCATGTCATCATAAGTGGCCTTTTGAGTTTTATTATAATACATCTGGGCATACAGCCGTAGCCAATTGTGGGGTATGAAATCTATGCGCTGACCTCCGATAAGGAGTTCAACGCCTTCGAAAAAGTGCTCCGCAGGATAATATGGCAACGGGTCAGAAACGCCACTCGGCCCCCTCCTCAAGACGAGCTCGAACATGAGACCGGCAACAAGATCCCCAGACCTAGACAGTATAAAACTACAAGAACTGCCGTAATCTACGCTACCGGAAATACTTTGTTCTATGCTCTCGATAGAGAATAATTTCCCGCGTTTAAAGCTAGATTTCCACAACGAGATGCCAGATTCGCCCGTCAAAGTCACATCCTGAGCACCTACCGCGACAAGTTGTGTAAGCCCCCCTCCGGACATCTTTTTCTATTGTAAAAGGATATTTTTTTTTTATAAAAAAAACGTCGTATTTTAATCTTTCTGTTTTATAACAGTAGCAATCATGGGAGGAGGCGATTTCAAGAGGGATTTGCTCACTTATGCCGGCATCAATTCTGACGAAGGAACGATGACATTGAAAGGAAAAATATCAATTCTTGGCAATGGCTCATATATAAATCAACTGCAAGTAGGAAATTTGACTGCTGGGAATATAGTAGCTGTATTACCTGCCACTGCAAATATTGATATTAGAGGCAATGTAGTCGCCCCAGGGAATGTGACCGTCAGCGGCCAGATAAATACCGTCGGAAACGTTGTGGCTCCGTTCTTCATCGGAAATGGCTCGCAGCTGACGGGGGTAACTTCTACGCTCCCTGGTACTGCAAACCTTGACATCTTGAATGGAAACATCACGGGGGCATTTGCGAACGTGGCAACAATCGTAGCAACTTCTGGAAACATTGGAAATACCAGGTTCTCCGGAGGTAATGTATCAGCCAGCGGGCAAGTGAACGCCCTCGGAAACGTCGTGGCGCCGTTCTTCATCGGAAATGGCTCGCAGCTCACCGGTGTCGTAGCATCAGTATCTGGTGTGCAAAACATTGACATCCGTGGAAACGCCATAGGGACTTACGCAAACGTACTCGGTGTCATCGCAGCGGCTGGGAACATTGGAAACGTGCTTATTGATAGCGAAAACATCCGCCTTAACGGACAGATTAACGCCCTAGGAAATGTCGTGGCACCGTTCTTCATTGGCAACGGCTCGCAGCTCACCGGTATTACAGCAGCTGGTGTGCAAAACATTGACATCCGCGGAAACGCCATAGGGACTTACGCAAACGTACTCGGTGTCATCGCAGCGGCTGGGAACATTGGAAACGTGCTTATTGATAGCGAAAACATCCGCCTTAACGGACAAATTAA